ATCATTATTTTATCTCTTTTGTTATTTTTATTTTGTATCCTTCGTATGATAATTTACGTTTTCTAGATGATTTAATAATAATATCTGTTTGTCCATTGCGTATTTCATTATTATTTTGACCGCATAATGGATATTCTTTTTTTAAATATCCAATACATTCATACCGTTTAAGTAAATTCATATCCAAATCATATAAATATGCATACCCTTTCCACGTACTATTATTCGAACCTTTAGAGTTTTTACTTCTTATAGCTCGAGCTTCTGGGGTGTTACATATTTGTTTCATTATACGTTTGCGTTTGGCAATTATATCTGGATTTTGGTTTGCTCGATTAACTCCATCTTTAACTTTTTTAGAATATTCCTCAGTTTGCCATAATCGTTTAGTATTTTCACTATGTTTTATTCGATTGATATTATTCCAATATGATGATGTTTTTGATAATAATTTTCTTGTTCTTTCTTGTTCCTCATTTGAACGTAAACTAAATGTGTCACCACCTTCGCCGCCAGTTGTTAAGTTGTATCCTATAGATCTACATGTAGAATTATAATATGCAATCCAATACTTTTCACGGTCACACATATGTTTTTCAGACTCGCAATATTCTATTATTACTTTTTCAAAATTTTCTCTACCATATTTATTTATTGAACTATTTAAACGTTTACCCGAACCTAAATATTTAAGATTATCGTGTTTATCTTTTCCGATATAAATTTTTCCGTTAATCAAATTAGTTGTTTTATAAATAATCATAAAAGCTCCTTATATAAATAAATATAAGGAGCCTGTGAAATTAAATAATAGTGCAATTGCCACCCGCGCAGGCCAACTCTCCAGATAAATTCGTATTATCATCTAATTCAATAACTTGCGATAAATCTACATTTGATAAACTTTGAAATAATTGTTCGTATTCTTCTTTAGTACAATCTTCAAATGGACTTTGCATATATGTATGATCTGAATATGGCAATACCGATAACCCATTATAATGGTCTCTGTTTTCCCACATCCATTCTCCTGCCAATTCCCATTCATCAGCTTTCAACGAAACCGTTGCTGATACATTGTGAGTATTGTTTCCTGATCTATGTCCTGGTTTAACCCATTCTAAATGTACTTTTTTGATTCGATCTAGCAATGCAAATGGAGATTCCGTACGAAGAATTGCTCCTTCGGGTGCCTTTTGTGGAATTGAAATAACCGCAGTATCGTGTGGACGAAAGTACTCATCTTCTACAAGCTCTGGGTGATTAATTGCCAAATATGTGTAAATTGCTTCATTCTTTCCAACTCGGATTCTTCTTACATAATAATCATTGTGCCATGCATGAATACCCGATGATGTTCCTAATGCTAAAGATGTTGTTCCTGCAGGCTTAACCGTTGTGGTACGAGCTGAACGATTAATATCAATCAATTCTGCAACACGTTGATTTTCTTCTTTAACTGCCTTTGCCGCTGCTTTCATATCATATCCTAATACCGTGCCAGATCCAATACCTGTCATTGAAACACCAATAAGTGCATCTTTCTCAGTTGTGCGTTTCCATATAGGACGAAGATAATGAAAATCCGTATATCCTGCTTGGAGTGTTCCAATAAATGCTGCAGCACGTACTCGTGCCATTAAATCGTCTTGCGACTCAACGTCTGATGCATTTACTTCACATAGGTTACAAAATTGAAATGGTCGAAGTGCAATTTCGCAGCATGGGTTAGTTCCCCAATCTTTGTCATTACTTAAATAGATTCCAGGCTCACCAGCATTTGATAATTCAACTCGTTTCCATAAATCCATGAAAAATTCTTTGGTAACTTTGTGACGAATCAATACTGCAGAATTATTTGCTCGACCTCGTTGTGGATTTGTTTCCCACCATGCACCTGATTTACATGCAATCATTTCTTCATCGTCTGCACTAAATAAAGATATAAGTGCTGCTCTACGAATTCCACCTGCTAATACTGCATCTGCAACGTGACATACCATATCATGTACTTCAATTGGAGAAAGTTTATCGCCATCTTCTTTAGCATCTAAAATACCTTGCAATTTAATCAAACATTCTTTTAAAGGCTGTGGTCCTGGAGCTTTTCCTCCCGATGTAACCAATCTAGCACCTTTAGCTCTAATGTCTGAAAAATCAAATGAATACGATGTTCCGCCTTCGAAATAAGATTTAACTAGAACTTTTACTGCATCAGCCCATCCTTCAATTGAATCTGCAATCAAATATCTTCGAGTACGTTTTGTGTTTGGTTTACGAATTTCTGGTAATGCTTCAACATGATGTTTTTGCACAGAATAACCAACGCCTGTCCCGCCTAGCAATAAAAACATTGCTTCAGCAAAAGCACGATAATCATCTATAGGAAGATATGCACAATTATAAATTCGATTTGGAGAGATTTCAATTGGTTTGCCTCCAAATTGTAAACTACGCATTGAAGGTAATACTTTTTTATTATATACAAATTGATATGCAGATTCAATTTCTTCCCTTAATTTGGGGTATTTTTTGATGTGCATTTCTTTGTTTCTTGTAACTAGTTCTTCCCATGTTTCTCTGCGGTTAAGCTCGGGAAGATATTTGGCATATTTCATATATACCGTAATTTCACTTAAAATTTGATTTGAAATCTCCATTGTTGTAATCTCCTTAGATGTTTTATTAACTTAAATTTTTTAGATGAAAAAAGGAAGGAAAACTCCTTCCTACTTTCTTTCATATAAATATCATTTTATCCCAAAGTTCCTCCGAGATCTTTAAACTTTTGTGCTAAATTTTTCTTAACTAAATTCTCGCCCGTTTTCATGATCTGCGTAGTTTGTTTGCCTTGAGTTGTTTGTGGTTCAAAGAATTGAAATTGACCATTATTTGTATTGATCTTACTTGGTAGCGTAATACCATCTGGTCCAAATCTGTTCTTAATAACATGTCCTCTACCAGTTCCTGATAATTTATCTTCTACTTTTCTAGACAGTGACATTAAAAAATCAGCAACCATTACTTTTCCATATGATGATGCAATTTTGTCTGCTTCAATTACATCTTCTTCTAATGCACTACGACCTGCCTGCGATGCTGTCCATACTGGAATTTTATATTCTCCTGCCATACCTCGCAATTCTTCATATAAATCTTCCAATGCTTCGTGCTTATCTTTTTTAGTATTTACTTTGAGCAAGTCACCGTAATCTACAATAATCAAATCAGGTGTTTTGCCTTGCATCATTGTTTTTTCAATATGTGCTTTAAGTGCCATTACTCCTACCGACTTTGTAGGGTAGTATTTAACAATCAAATCTCCCGTTAGAGACTGCATCTTTTCTTCCACAGTTTCTTGATGATGCTTAAGTGTTTGTGCGTTTATACCAGTTAAAACCGAGTCATATCGCTGTCCTACATAGTTCTCATTGAGCTCTAATGTATAATGAATAACTGTTTTTCCTGCTCTAACTGCATTAGCACCGATGTTGATAAGCATCCAAGATTTACCAATACCTGCAGGAGCCATCACTACTCCTAACTCACCAGGAGCCAATCCGCCATCCATTAAATCGTCAATAACATCCCAACCCGTTGTGATTGTATGTCGAGCAGCTTCATTGTATCGTGCAGCTACATTATTAACGTAATCTAATCCAATGTCAGTATCAGCACCAGCTTTCATAGCACTATCCATTTTGGTTTTAATTGCATCATAGTTACCCATTTTGAGTAACGATACCGAATCCATAATGGCCCGTTTGATTTCTTGATTCTTGCAAAATTTAAGAATTTCATCTTTTACAAAAGAAAGGTCATCAGATTCCATATAACGGAATACTTCTTTCAATTGTTCTAATACTGCAGTTTTTAAGATGTCATTTTCAATTTCGGTTATTTTGACTTTAAGTACATCTTTAGATGGCGGAGCTTTGTACTGCCTAAAATGTTCCAATACAATTTCTAACAACCAACTGTTTGCATCTGATTCAAAATAATCAGGTTGAATGATATCTGCAATTTGTTGTAAAAATATTCGGTCTGTAAATAATGCGGCTATAACTTTGACTTGAAAGCCAAAACCATATTCGGAAAGTTTGTCGGTCATATAACCATTATATAAAAAACGTTGTTAAAATCAAATTATTTGTGTGTTTGTTTTGCAAATGCATTTAAAGACAACCAAGTATTGTTCAACCAATCTGGCAAATTTTTCATGATAGCCCACATCTTATCTTCATAAAATAATCTTTGAAACTCAGCACGATTTAATTCAGGTATAGGTTGTTCCATAATACCACGAATACGTGTTGCAGTCTGTGCTGGTATATCAAGCAATTTGATATTCATTAATTGATAATTTTGTTCAATGATTTGACTATTATCAAGAATTTTTTGATATGATTTAGTTTCTTTAAGCAATGCCGTGCTTTTGTCAAACAATTGCTGTGTCGAATATGGTACTGCAGCTGCTAATTCTGGAATCAATTTCAATATAGTTTTTGGACCTATTCCATTAACACCTGGAATGTTGTCTGAAGCATCGCCCGTAAATGATCTATAAATAACCATGTTAGCAGGATGCACTCCAAATTCTTCTTGCACGGTGTCTACATTATACATTTTCTTTTTAATAGGAGACCATACTTGAATGCGATCATCTACTAATTGATAAAAGTCTCTATCTGTAGATACAATGGTAATCTTTTTGCATTCCGTTTCATACATTTGTGCAACGTACGCAATGGTATCATCTGCCTCAATTCCATCCATTGAAATAAATGTAACAGGCAAATTGTCTAGATAAGAAATCAAACGACTAAATTGATGCCGCATTGATTCTTGTTCTTGCTCCAAAGTAGATTCATGATGATCATGACGACGCAATTTGGTTTTATTTGCTCTGTTTGCTTTGTAATCACCGTAAATACGTTTTCTTCGTGCAGAACCCCCGCGACCATCGAAAACGATAATGCATCGAGTTGGTTTAAAATCTCGTATGCTTTTACCTACTGAATATAAAAATCCAGTAATGCCGCCGATGTGATTGCCATCTTCATTGTATGCGGGAGTTGCGCCGAAGCTTCTAATAAAAGTGTTCAGTCCGTCAAACACCATGAGATGATCATTGACGCTTGACGGAGCAGAACTCTTTTCTTGTTGTAACTCTTTGAATAATTGCTGATACTTATTCTTCATCATAAACTTCATCTACGACAATTACGTCATCAATACCACCATCAACACCGGCTTGATATTTGAAGATATAAGCATCGCATATTCTTTGATATAACCTTTCTTTTGCTTCTGAGTTATTAATAACCTTTTCCACAAAATCTTTGCTTTGAAATTTGAGCTCGCCATGAGTTTCACCAGTTTCGATATCTACGTCTTCTAACGTATACCATGCCCCGGATTGCTTAACGATATCAAAATTCTTCATGATGTTCAACCAACCACCATAATTGTCAATTCCTGAATCATAATAGATTTCATAATCAACTTTGCGATGTGGAGGACCCATCCTGTTTTTTACTACTTGTACATTTGTTTTGCTACCCACAACTTGTTCAACACCACTTACTTTGGCTTTGATCATTCCGGTATTTTTCAAACGCAATCTAACCGAAGCATGAAATGGAATTGCTTTACCGCCTGCAGTTGTCCATTGATCACCAAATGATACGCCCATTTTGGTACGTAATTGATTGGTAAATATAAGACAAATACGTTCTCGTGCAATCCAATTGGTAACTTTTCGCATTGCCTTTGATAATATAATGGATTTGCTTGTTGCATAACCATCCTTATCATACTCAGCTGACATTTCAATTTTTGTAGATGCACCCATGATTGAATCCACTACAATCGTAACTAAACGATTTTTGTCTGATTTACGTACTCCTTCAACAATAGTTTCAATTGTTTCAAAAATTTCTTCAATTGTCTCTAAAGGAACATAAAGCATTGTTTTCAAATCAACGCCAATTGCTGTTAAAAATTCAGAACTTACTGCAGCTTCTGTATCAATATATACTGCTAATCCGCCTTTCTTTTGTGTTTCTGCTAATGTGTGTGCAGCTAACAACGATTTACCAGATGCTTCCAATCCGGTAATTTCAGTGATGCGCCCAACGGGAAAACCTCCATGGGCGCGATTTGAAATTGCTAAATCGAGCATCGAGCAACCAGATGATACCCATTCTGTTACATTGCTTGGAGCATCTTCATCGCCATCTAAAAAGAATGCAGTTTTGAGTGCTTGACCTTTAAATTGCTTGTTGATACTTTCTGCCAATGTTGATGCTAGAGCATCTTCTATTTCCAGTTTACTTTTACTCTTTGCCATTTTATAACCTCACTGTTAGTTGTTGAATAAATCATCAAATGCAGAAGCAACATCATCAACTTTTTTAGTTGCAGCCGGCTTAGCAGCTTTTGCTGGAGCTGGAGCTTCGTCTTCATCATCTGAATCAACATCTGAATCTGCATTTTCTGGATTCATCCATTCTGCTAATGCTTTTTCTAATTCTTCATAAGATGGTTCTGGAAATAAATCAGTAATCGTAGGTTGATTCATGATTTTTTGTGCAATGTCTTTGTCTTCGGTTGCAGGTTGTGTATTAGGCTTAACACGAATTGCAGTCTTTGGATAAGCTCCGCCTTCTGCTGGCGTAAACTCTACATCAATATCACGACCATTCATCAAATCCGTAATGTCACCATAATCTGGATCAGAGATAATTGAAAGCAATTCTGTGTAGATTGTTTTACCAAATCCCCAAAACTTAACACCTTCAGATTCCTTACCGCGAATAATTACGGGAACATAGGTACGCATTTTAGGTTCAATCTTACGACCCATTAGCCAATCTTCTTTATCTCCGGTTTTTTTAAGCTTATCTGCAAATTCTACGATTGGATCTGCATTGCCAAATGTGATCGGCGATAACATGGATTTCTTTCCGATGTCATAATGAAAATACAATTCTAAAAACGGATTTTCTTTGCGATGAACGTAAGGTACAATGCGCACCCTCGTTTTTCCTGCTTCGGGTTTCCAAAGATTCTGTTTTTTGTCATCGGCTTTGTTTAATTGATTAAGTTTTGCTTTGATAGCATCTAAGTTTAACATAAATTTCCTTTTTGTTAAGTTGTTAATAAAAAATAATTAATAATAATATAATTGATTTACCGGTTAAATCCAAGTTTATAATTTGTTTTTTTTTTAAATTCATCGTTTGTTTAAATGATTCGAGACGCTTTCGTTTATGTTCGTTAGATTGTGGCCCAGTTTTACGACCTAGTAACGTATTGCTAATTTTTTGTTTTATTTCGTCAGTTTTAGGTTTACCATAATTATGGTTTTTTTCACCTTTTTTTGCATCGCTTAGTTTTTTCTTTATCTCATTAGATAACGGTTTACTCATTTGAGATTCGCTCTTTTGTAGTCGTCGATCTTTTGTCCAAGCTGCACTTAACTTTTTTTTAGTTTCGTTAGTATGTTGCTTACCTTTATTCCAAGCTTCTCGGCCTTTACTTGATTGACCAATTTTAAGTTTAGTTTCATCAGAATGAGTGAATGATTTTCTTGCTTCACTAATTAATAGTTTAATATGCTCGTATTCTCGACTACTAACCGTATAATTGCGTTGTTGCGTATTACTTTGTGTCTTGTTAGACATTAACCATAACGCATATAATAATTTATGATCATTAGGATATATTTCACAAAGAAGTTTATGTGCTATGAAATGTTCTCGAGCTGTTAAGTCGACTAAATTTGATGCATCATTGTTCCCGCCTATACAACGTGGTATGATGTGATGTCTTTCTTTGTAACCTTGCAATGTTCTTGTTCGAGCTCGGTCAATTAATTGTGTATAAATTTGTTCATAATTCATTTAATTAGTATCCTTAGTTAATTAATTATAATTTAATTAGTTATGTCGTTAATTCAAAGTTAATTGTTAAATTTTTTAGAATAGATAATCAGAAAGTACTTGATCATTTATTCCGTGTTTTTTTGCAACAAGTTCATCTTGTATTTCTACATTTTGAATATCGCCATCTTCATCGAATGAAACAGTAAAATCAATAGTATCAGATCCTACTTTTAATTCACAATCAAATTCAATATCAGATACTAAACGTGTTTGGTCATATGCACCCGTTGGATCGTTTTCACTTTCAATTTCTTGTTTGATGTCGTTTATCAGATCTTGGAAATCGCTTTTATCAGCTACGCCGCCGCCTTGATATGTTACATACGAATATCCGCCAATATTTTTATCATATTCTGCACCGTTAATGACAAGTTGAACGTTATTAGAATCTAATTTATTTGTTAAATTTGTTTCAGATAAATTTTTAGTACCAAATCTACGCATATTTTCAGCTAAGATGTTTTTTAGATTTTTCATAATTATATTCTATTAATATTAAAATTTAATTTTTCCGAAATGTAATTTTTTTGTTATCGTCTTGTACAGCATTCCAGTATGTAGAAATATTGTTGTATACATCCTGTACTACAGCTTCTTCGTTTTTATTAGTCTGTAATTTTGCCATTAGTATGGTACAATCACCTTTGCCACTAATACATACATCTACTACCGGTTCTAGAAACGAGCCTCTCATTTTCCCAGCTGCAATCTTGCCTGTTTTTCGGAAGAAAAAAGAAGGATCAATTTCAATATCAAATTGCGTCCAATATTCTGGGTCTAACTTTGTTTTGGGATATTTGCGGATTTGGCGCCATGAACATATGTTCCATTTTTTTCCTTTCGTAACTGTCCATTTTGAGTTTGGGAGTGTGTTTAATTTTTTAGTAATAGCGTCAAACAAAGACCACGGTTTTAAATACGACATAAATGTAAGACCACTGTTAGGTTTGCCGGCGGTAGGCATCAACGTTTTGTACAATCTAGTGCCAGCGGAAATTTCATCACCGCTTTGAGAAAAAGTTTGTTCTTTGCCTTGTTTGTCTTTGTATGTATATGATATGAAATTAATTTTATCTAAATAGTAACCGTTATTTTTTATATTACCAAACGTTACAGAAAGTAACCCGTTATCATGAACTAAAGTAGCTTCAAATCTACTGTATCCGTAGGTACCTGGCATTTTAATGCTGTTTTTGTCTCTGCTAGCATTATCAAAATATAAACCTGTAATTTTAAAAGTTTCGTATTCGGATCCGATCTTTTGACTAATGAAGCTTCCGTTTATTTGTGGAATCACCGAGTTAAATAACCTGGCCATTGCTTGATTCAAATTTTCATCACGATCCGTAGTGGCTGAAGCCTGTTCAACTAAAATATTTTTTAATTTTATCATTT